CTATTAACGGGAATGTTAAGGTTAGTAGTATTAACAATATTGACGATACTACATTTTACGATATCGGAATAGATGCACCGTACTTATATTATGATGCAGACGGAGTATTACATCATAATACAATTACCACAGCAACTCTAAGTCATATAACTGAGCCTTACGGACGTAGCATAGTTATTGTTCCTAACAAGTCGTTAGTAGAACAAACAGAAGAAGACTATGTTAACTGTGGGCTCGACGTTGGTGTGTACTTCGGCGACAGGAAGATGCTAGGTAAGACTCACACAATTTGTACTTGGCAAAGTTTAAATATACTTGACAAGAAAAACAAGGACGGCACAGCAGCACTAAGTCTTGCAGAGTTCTTAGAAGAGGTATCTACAATCATTGTTGACGAATGTTTTGATGGCAACACTCTTATCACAACACCAAGTGGTCAAGTGCCTATTAAAGATTTAAAGGCGGGCGACAAAGTAATTAATCTATGTGAAAAAACAAAACAATACAAAGAAGATACAGTAGTTAAAGTTCATAAAAACTTAACACATAGTCAAAGTGAAAAAATGCTAGAGATAGAGTTTGACAACGGCATAAAAACTAAAGTTACTGCTAACCATAAATTTTTAACAGACAATGGCTGGGTTAGAGCAGACCAATTAACTGAAGATTTAGAAATTATTGACATAAATACATATAGCTAAAGGAGAAGTATTTATGGCAAAACAATTTGATATAGAAAACTTTAATAAAGTTTTAAAAATAAATCATCAAAAACTGCAAGCAGAAAAAATAACTGGTAAAAAAGTTATTCTATCAAATGGATTAATCCTTGAGTCTGAGAGAGACGTGCGTCTTTGCAAGAAACGAGTAATGTCAGGAGATAATGTTTGGAAAGAAAATTTTGACATACTTTACAGTATCAATAGTGATGACAGAGAATTGGCCGAAAAAAAGTGTAGATCCTTGACTTCTGTGCAAGGCGGAATCAAATGCCAAGAAAAGCATGGAAAAAAAATTAAATCTAACCTAAATACAGGAACGCCATGGAATAAAGATATGAAGGGAAACTATCCTTATTCTTATCCGCATTCAGCTGAAACAAAAGAAAAGATAAGTGTTGCTAATACTGGCACAAAAAACGGCATGTACGGAACAATGATGACCGCAGAACAAAAAGAATATAGAAGTAACTTAATGAAAGAAAAAATTCTTTCAGGAGAGTTTACTCCAAATTCTAATAATAGAAATACTCATTGGGATTCGTATTATAAAAATAAAAAATATAGAAGCAGCTGGGAATCACTTTATCAATATTTCGATCCTGATGCCGAGTATGAAACTTTAAGAATACCTTATGTTTTTGAATGTAAAGAACATATTTACATAATAGATTTTGTTAATCATAAAACTAAAACTGCAATTGAAGTAAAACCTAGAGAACTTTTTAATGACCAAAAAACACAAACTAAAATATCTACCGCCGAAGAGTGGTGCAATGCTAATGGATATAATTTAGTATTAGCAGATAAAGAATATTTTATAACTCGGCCAATGCCTGATGATTTGACCGAATTTGATACTAAAACACAAAATAAAATTAGGAAACTTTATGAAGTTAATCAGTAAAAAAGAAATCGAAAAGCCACACGAAACTTATAATCTTCATGTAGAAACGGACCATAACTATATTGCAAATGATGTTGTAGTTTCAAACTGTCACATGGCCAAAGCAGAAGTACTAAAGAACTTACTTACACGCAACTTAAAGAACGCTCCGATTCGTTGGGGACTAACTGGCACAGTGCCTAGAGAGAAGTTTGAGTTTGAAAGTATTCACGCAAGCTTAGGTCCAGTAGTTGGAAGCATTACAGCAAAGTCGTTACAGGATCAAGGAGTACTATCAGCGTGTCATGTTAATGTATGTCAGCTGATTGATGTTGTAGCACATTCGGACTATCAAGGTGAACTAAAATACTTAACATCAGATCCAGCACGTTTAGCATACATTGCGAGTATGATGAATAACGTATCACAAACAGGCAACACACTAATCTTAGTAGACAGGATTAGTGCAGGACAAACACTGGCAGAACTTATACCCGGCAGCACTTTCGTAAGTGGTGCAGTTAAAGTAAAAGACAGGAAGGAAACATATGATACAATTCGCGAGGGGACTAACGAAGTTATTATTGCAACATATGGTGTCGCAGCGGTGGGCCTTAATATCCCTCGCATTTTTAATCTTGTACTCTTGGAGCCTGGCAAATCATTTGTAAGAGTAATACAAAGTATTGGTAGAGGCGTTCGTAAGGCAAAAGACAAAGACTTCGTACAAATTTGGGACTTGACATCAACATGCAAGTTTGCGAAGCGACACTTAACTCAACGTAAGAAATTTTACAAAGAAGCTGAGTACCCATTTACAATTGAGAAAGTGGACTGGAATTAAATTATGAGAATATTAACATTAGAAAATGAGTGTTTTAACTTAGATGACTTACCCGAAACAATAGAAGATGATGTACGCTTTAGTGTACTAGATAATAGTAACCCTAAAGAACCTGACTTCTTTTTTGTTCCGTTAATTTTCTTAGAATCATTCAGCGCACCTGCAATGGTGTTGGATATTGGCGGGCATGAAGTAACAATGCCAGTTGATTGGAGTGTTGCAGTTGGGTGTTCCGAAAGCGGAATGGATCTAGAAGTGTTGCCACTGACTAGTATTAATGACAGAGGATTTGAAGCATTTCTTTTTAATCCATTAAGTAGTTTTAAAACAGACTTTGCAGAAATTAAAATTACTAATTTCTATACAGATGTAAAATGGTATTTTCCTAAAATGAAAAATGGACAACTACTAAGTATCCCAATCACTGAAGGTAAAAATCCTCTGTGCGCATTTTTTGTTAAGGATATAAGTAGACAATGCGAAGTGATAGAATATAGCCTATTAATGTAAGGAGAATTATGATGGGAATTAAAGCAGGCAAAGTATGGGGATCAACGGAACTGATCCATGCTAACGGAGCATTAGAGTTCCACCGCATTAACTTTAATGCAGGATACAAGTGTTCAGAACATGCACACGAATTTAAATGGAATGGCTTCTTTGTTGAGTCGGGCAAGATGATTGTTCGAGTTTGGCAAGATGATCAAGGACTAGTTGATGAAACTATTCTTGAGGCTGGAGACTTTACACAAGTGAAGCCTGGCAAGATTCATCAGTTCGAAGGATTAGAAGATGGTGTTGCATTTGAGTTGTATTGGGCAGAGTTTAACCACGATGACATTGTAAGACGTACTTCAGGAAGTAACGTTGTCAAATAAAATGATACCTGGAGAAGCATTAATATACGAGCGCAACGACGGTGTTGTGTATGCTCATTATCGAGACCCTCCGCACAATACAATACCACGTTGGATCATAGGCGGTGATCCTGCAGGAATAGCAAGAGCCCAAGGCGACTTGTTAAACTATGCAGAGTGGCAAGAGCTATGTAAACTGAGCTTAGAATATCCAACATTAAAAAAGCTATTAGACAAGTTAGTAACAACGTATTACACAGTTAAGGAACACAAATGAGAATAATAGCAGGACCTTGCCAACACGAGTCCTTAGGACAGTCTGCACAAATTGCACAACGATGCAAAGAAGTGTGTGCCAAGTACGGCATTGAATACTACTTCAAAGCAAGTTATGACAAAGCTAATCGCAGTAGTATGCAAGGCAAACGCGGCATGGGACTTTCTAAAACTATGTACGACTTTAAAATATTAAAAGAAGTACACGGTGTTAAAATACTTACTGACGTACATGACATAAAACAAATTGCCCTAATGGTGCATTATGATGTTGTTGACGTATTACAAATTCCTGCATTCCTTTGTCGACAAACTGACCTAGTACAAGCGGCATGTGCAACAGATAAAATTGTTAATATTAAAAAAGGACAGTTCCTTGCTCCGTGGGATATGAAAGGTATACTAAGTAAATGTGACGAAGCCAAAGAGCTTTGGATCACAGAGAGAGGAACTAGTTTTGGATATAACAACTTGGTTGTTGATTTCACCGGCATTGATTACATGCTTAATAATTTTAGGGTGCCTGTGGTTTTTGATGCCACACACAGCGTACAGAAGCCTGGTGGTCTTGGAGGTTCTAGCAGTGGCAACAGGGATTATGTTCCTGGCTTATGCCGCGCAGCTAGTGCTCTTGGCGTTACCAACTTTTTCTTAGAAGTACACCCTGATCCAGACAACGCACCTAGTGACGGTCCTAACATGTTACGACTAGACGACTTTGAAAGTGTCGTAGCAGATATAGCTACAATTAACGCGGTTATAGCTACAATTAACGCGGTGGTATAATGAAAGGTAACAAATGTTAAAAAAACTTAATCTATCGTTAAGCAATAGGTGTAATGCCAATTGCATTTGGTGTCCTGTTGAACGAGGAACAAAACATAATTTTGATTTAAGTTACGATTCTATTGTTAAGATTATAGAAGAAGTAGAGAAACTAGAACAACTCCGTTGGTTAAAAAACGGTTTACAAATTGGTTGTTTGAGTGTATACTATAATGGAGTAGAGATAAACGCACCGGGGGATGTAATCGAATGGCAGCAGAAAAACTTGCAATAAAAGAAATCCTCAGTTGGATTGACAATGGCGAAAGCACAATATGGGATCAGTTAGAAGACGACCATAAGAAGCAGATTAGCTTTTGGTTGTTGAATAGATATGTCAGTGGCATACAAGGTAGTCGTGACAAGCAAGAGCTTGCTGTGCTTAAAACTAATGAATACTACAACAAGCACTTTAACGATATTGGAGTAAGTAAGGACAAAGGTCATCCAAAGTTATTATGGAAGTTGTTGTGTATGTGTGGCAACACAGGCAAGAACGAATTCCATCCTTGGATTGGTTTTAAGAAACGTGACGGCAGCACAGGCAAAGCAATGTCGCTGTTAGAAAAACTAAATCCAAATATGAAAACAGACGAGGTTGAACTACTTGCTAGAATATCTACAAAAAAAGAACTCAAAGCACTTGCAGAGGAACATGAAATTGCAATCAAGCTCTAAGCCATATGTATGTGAATACTGTAACTCAGGCTACGTGCGTGAGAGTACACTTATGGCGCACTTGTGTGAAAAGAAACGCAGAGCATTGCAAAAGGATGAGCGCAGAGTACGCTTGGGGTTTTATGCATTTAATCAATTTTATAAATTAAGTGCAGGTGCAAAAAAAGATAAAACCTATGAAGAGTTTTGCAAAAGCAGTTACTATAATGCATTTGTAAAGTTTGGTAGTTTTGTATCTAATGTAAAACCGTTGTATCCTGAGAAGTATATGAATTATGTTGTAACCAGCGGCGTTAAACTTGATCACTGGTGCAGAGAAGAAATGTATGAAACATATGCAACCGATCTTATTAAGAAGGAAGGTGTAGAGACTGCACTGGAACGTAGTGTTGAAACTATGGTAGAATGGGCACAAGAAAATAATAGTGTGTGGAATCATTACTTCTTATATGCGTCGCCTAATAGAGCAGTATGGCATATTAAGGATGGAAAGATTAGTCCTTGGCTGATGCTTAATTGCAAAAGCGGAAAAGAGATGTTAGGTAATTTTAATGATGAACAACTAAGTATGATCTACAATATTGTAGACCCGAAACATTGGGGTGTTAGATTTAAAAGACAAACAGTAGATGTACAATTAGTCAAAGATGTTGTAAAGGAAAGTAAACTATGAAATTAATTAAATATCCAAATGAAATGTTAGCACGTGAAGTTAAAGACGTTGACTTAGAGAATCCAGGATTTGATCCTGTAGAACTTAAAGCAGAAATGGTTAAGTTTATGATTGATAACAACGGCATTGGCCTTGCTGCAAATCAAATTGGACTAGACGCAAAAGTATTTGTTATGGGAGACAGTGTAGAAAATAGTACAATATGTATTAACCCTACAGTACTCCAGTATACAGAAGAAACACAAAATGACATCGAAGGATGCTTGAGCTTTCCTAATGTGTACGTTAAAATTAAGCGCCCAACAGAAATACTTGCAGAATGGTATAATGAAAATTTAGAAAAACAAACTGTAAAAATTGACGGGTATAGTGCTAAGTGCTACTTGCACGAACTAGATCATCTGTTAGGCATTACTATGAAAGATCGTGCAAGTAAACTTAAATGGAACATGGCAACTAAGAAAGGAAAAAAACTTGCGTAAAATTACAAAATGAATACAACTACTAACATATATATCGTGCATACCTTTAAAAAAATAGGAGATGGATGGAATCGTTTCCACGGAGTGTACAGCAGTAAAGAACTTGCAGACAAGGCAGGAAAAGACTATTGTGAAACATGGGGTGAAGAAGATTCGTTACATTACCATGTAACATTAAAAGCACTAGATGACATTATAAACGGAGTACAGCACTAAATGGATATTGATATTGACTTTGCAGACAGAGATATTATATTATCTCAACTAGAACATCGTGTGGCAAAGTTAAACACAGGCAAGAAGCACAACACCGGAGTCTACGCAACGGAGATTCCACACAACCCTATTGACAACTTGGCTACGGTTGAACATAAGGCAGCAGACGAACGTGGCTATTTTAAATTAGACTTCCTTAACGTAAGCATCTATAAAGACGTTAGGGATAATGAACACTTAACACAATTAATGGAAAGAGAACCCCTATGGCAACTTCTGGAACACACGGACTTCAGCGACAAAGTCTTTCATCTGAACGGGCACGGCAAACTATTGAAGCAATTGAAACCGTCGTCGGTAGAGCAATTGGCAGCAACACTAGCGATCATTCGACCAGCGAAACGGCACTTGAGTGGAAGCAATTGGAATTTGATTTTTCAAGAAGTGTGGACGAAACCGACAGACAATAGTTACTACTTCAAGAAAGCACACGGCACCTCCTACGCAGTGGCATGCGTAGTACACATGAATTTACTATGTGAAGAACTTAGTCCTTAGGTCTTCGAACTAGTTGAACACTTTTGCGTTTAATGCGTTTAACTGATAAGTTATTTAAATTAACGCATGGCCCTATAGTTACTTTAACATCTTTTGAATTCATAGTCATAATTGAATATCTAAATGGTTCTATCTCACCACGTAAAAATATATTAATAGGAATCATTCGATTTGATTCCCACCACCACGCTTCACCTAGTTCTAGGAATGCACGTTGTTCAAGCTCTGATTTAATGTCTGTGTAGATATACATACTTGTTACAGTCACATCTTGATTGATAATGATTCCGATGTATTCGTTACCGCCGTATGTTACTACGCTTAGGAATGGAAAATTTTCTTGTATATCTTTAGTTAACATGTAATTCCGATAAATATTAGTATGCAATTGTTACCTAGATATTTATGCAACCATACAACCACTGTCATAGCAAATATGGCGGGATTTATTACGGAGTACAGACCAGTGTATAGTAAACAGCTTCAAGTATATAAAGGCATAGACAATGTGCTAGAATTTAGATTGTTAAACGCAGATCAGAAGCCTGTAGATATTACATCGTATACGCCAAAGTTTGTTGCATTTGATGAAATTAATCAAATGGTATTAGAAAAAGATGCTACAATATTAGACGACGGATCAACAGTTACTAGAGGTAAGTTTAAACTTACAGTAACAGAAAATGAGTTATTGAATGTTAAACAACAATATCTCAGCTACAATATCTATCTAGTAGAAACAGATGGTGACAAAGTCCTTACATATTCACAACCTAACTTTGGTAATGACGGAGTTATATATGTTAATGGAACAACGTTCCCAGGCCCGCTCAACTCATATTCAGTCACTTCTTTCGAACAAGAAGGAGTTGGTATTAACACGTGGTATAGTGAAACAGTTGACGCACAACCTGGTATTAACGGCAACGAAGCATTGCATACCGCAGCAGCATATACAAGCTCGTACATAGGTGATATAATAGTACAAGCTACTTTGGATAACCAAGTTACAGGAACCACACAGTGGGCTGATATTGCGACTATGCAGCTAGGTGGATCGGAAACTACACCAACTCCTGTTAACTTTAACGGAGTGTTTAGCCACATACGTTTTAAAGCAACAGCAAATCCAGCAGACAAAATAACTAAAGTATTAGTCAGAAATTAATTGACAAACATAATATTGATGCTATAATAGTAGTATGAGTATTGTATCCGACACAGTAACAGCACACTTGCCTTCAAAGCGTAAGACTACTCCTAGTGGGTGGCAAATCTTCAGATTAAATTTGTTTTAACTGCGGACTGTATAAATATTGCTATGATAATATATAAAATTACAGCGCCAAACAGTAAGCAATACATTGGTCAAACTATTTCAACCCTTGACGAAAAAATACAGTGGTACAAAAAGTCTGCTAATAATGATAAAACTAACAGATATATTTTTAATTCTATACGCAAGTACGGTATAGAGAATATGAAATTTGAAGTAGTTGAAGAGAGTAGCACTTGGTCTAAAAAAGAACTTGATGATAAAGAAATTTACTATATTAATAAGCTCGAGACATATTACACGTTAGGAAAAGGATATAATATGACTTATGGCGGCGACGGGTTAGACTCCGAATCGGCTAGTCGTGTTATAACAAAATGGTATCAAACTATGACCGAAGAAAAGAAACAGCAAAAATCTCACAATAGTTCTGTTGCTCAGAAGAAAAGATACAACACTAATCCTGACAGTGACGAAACGCGAGAAAAAAAGAAAAAGTCTCATCAAGGTACTTATGTTATAGAATCCCCAGAAGGAGGCGTCTATTATGCAGACAATGGATTAAAAGAGTTCTCGGAACAAAACAAAGAAGAACTTGGCGTAACTTATTGGCAACTTTTTAATGCGTACAGAAAATTATACCAAGACACTATAACTATTAGAGAACAAAAAAACTTAAACAAGTGGAAAGTTACTCGTGTTGACAAATAGCATCTGCGAAATAATATTGTCTTATTGGCAATTAGGAAGAAAAACAAAAACTACTCCAAGTGGATGGATCTCCGGAAATGCGCCGTGTTGCCATCACAACGGCAACACTGCTGACACAAGAGGTAGAGGCGGCATGATTGTCAGCGGCAACCACATAAGTTATTCCTGCTTTAACTGTGGATATAAAGCTAGTTGGCAACCAGGTAGAGCGGTGTCTGTGAAGCTACGTAAGCTTCTACAGTGGCTGGGTTGCACTGATGATAGCATAACTAAGCTCACGTTCGATGTAATGCGTATAAACGAAGGTGTGCAAGTAGCAGAGCGTAAGATAGAAATACCTACGTTTGAAACTGTTCCTCTTCCACCTGATGCAGTTAAGATTACAGACATTACAGAGTTTAATAAGTTTAGCATGGCTATACTTGAATACATAGCAACTCGTAACTTGGACTTGGATGATACAGAATACTACTGGTGTCCAAGTCTTGCATACAGGGATAGACTTATTATTCCTTTTTACTTTGAACAGCGTATTATAGGATGGACTGGTAGAACTATTACAGCAGACAAGAAGCCTAAGTACATGAACGAACAGCAACCAGGATTTGTATACGGACTAGACAAACAAACGTATGATAAAGAGTTTGCTATACTTGTTGAAGGTCCAATGGATGCTATTCACATAGACGGATGTGCGCTGGGCGGTAGTGAGATTAATGATGCACAAGCATTACTGCTTAACAGACTAGGCAAAGAGATTGTAGTTGTACCTGACAGAGATCACGCAGGCAAGAAACTTGTAGAAGATGCCATTAGTAGAGGCTGGGGAGTTAGCTTACCTGAATGGGACCAAGAGATTAATGATGTAGGCGATTGCGTAGATAAGTATGGTAGACTATATACTTTATACAGTATTGCTAGTGCTGCTGAAACTAGCCCACTTAAAATTAGACTGAGAGCAAAAAAATGGTTCGTATAAAAAAGATCTGCAAGAAAGTATGGGGATGGATAACATGGCCCTACCACAAAATTAAAGAAGAGATTAAGTTCCGCAAGCGTATGAAAGAGCTTAAAAAACGTGACCCATTTATATATAAATGATTGACGCAGTAGGCGCAGCACAAGTTGTAAGCAGCTTTAAACGACAACAATATGTCGGAGATGATATACATGTATCGCATGTTAAGCATGTAGAACGTGCAGGTGCTAAGGTAGTAGAATCAGTTGAATATGTAACATACAATGCACAAGGAAGACATGAAGATCCTTACAAACAGCCAGGAACAGCAGTGGATATAATAATATGATTACTTGGGGCATAGTTGGCAATAGTCACGATGCAAGCATTGCAGTATTTAAAAACGACAATTTAAAATGGGCGGGACTTGCTAAAGACTTTAGTAAGATACCAAACGATCCACACCTTAACAAGAAGCTAATACGTAGAGCAATGCGCTTAGGTAAACCTAACAAAGTTATTTGGTACGAGCGCCCATTCCTTAAAACACTAAGACAGTTTTATGCAGGGCAAGGCTGGCTAGGCAAAGAGAACAACATACATCGTTATCTAACAGAGTACGGCATTCATTGCCCAATAGAATATACCCAACACCACTTGAGCCATGCAGCCTATGCGTACTACACGCAACCCGAAGACGAGTGTGCAGTAGTATGTTTAGACAGCATTGGCGAGTTTGAGACCTTGACAATATGGCACGGAAAGAACAACACGCTAAAGAAAATACACAGTCAGGGCTATCCACATAGCCTAGGATTGTTCTACAGTGCTATGACACAACGACTAGGCCTACAAGCACAGCGTGATGAATACTTAGTAGCCCAGTGGGGAGCCAAAGGAGATAAGCATAGGTTCTTCTTTGATATGATGAAAGAGCTAGTACAAACAACTGGCATAGGTGCAGACCCTTACATTAAGATGCGTGAGAATATGCATCGAGGTGTTAGCTGGTGGAGGCCTGAACTAACTAGCCAAGAAGACTTGAACGACATTGCAGCAGCCACACAAGCAGTGTTTGAATACTGTGTTGTCAACATAGCAGCATGGACAAAAGTATACACAGGCTGCAAGCACCTAGCACTAGCAGGCGGTGGCGCACTTAACCGTGACGCAGTAGACTTGCTTAGAGATAAATGGGACACAGTACACGTACCGCAGAACCCAGGCGACCCAGGTAGTTGTATAGGCGCAGTACTAGCAAAGACAAAACAACGAATAATATTAAAAGGACAATGGCACTAATGGCAAAGAAGAAGCTAAGAGCACAAAAGTCATTCCGATTTACGCCACCTGAAGCTAAAGGAACAGATAAAGTACTAATTACATCAGGATGTAGTTTTGCCGAGACTTCCAATGAAACAACCTGGCCAATACACCTACAACGTATACTAGTTGATAGAACTAAATTTCCAACAGACCAATTCATAAGCTTGGGGCTAGGCAGTCAAGGAAACGGTCTAATATCTAGAAAGCTAATACATAGTGTACACGAGCAACTTAAAGTTAAGAAGCCTGAAGATATCTTAGCATGTATTATGTGGAGTGGTCCTTCGAGGCATGAACAATACTCGAATGACAGAGATGTAATTCTTAGACTTAAACACGGATCAAATTTAGACGAATGGATGGACAATCCAACTCGTGTAGTTGAGAAAGACGTCGACGGTGGCTGGATTTTATATAACGCCCATTGGAAGATACCCCAGGCTAGAAACTATTACAGATACATCTACGACGAAGTGTATTCACAAATACAAACTCTAGAACATATTATTAGAACACAAAATTATTTAAAATTACATAATATAAAATATGCTATGCTATGGGTGTCACTACAAGTGAAGTATTGATGCTTGATCATGCCTCAATGACAGCACACCCTAGCTTAGTTCATTTGTATGAGCAAATTGATTTTGATCATTTCTTTGATACAGAAGGTGAGATGGAATTTGCAAATGCATCAGACTTGCCTAATATGCTTAATGACAATCATCCATCTTCTGATCAACATCTGTTATTCTGCCGAAAGGTAATAATTCCTCATCTTAAAAGCAAAATGAACATTTGACAATATTAATTAAAGAGTATATAATAGTAATATGAGTACTAGACAAAATACAGACTACGGTTATGAGATACAGAAAGTGTATCTTGAAATGATGATGAGCGATGCTGAAAGCTTTGTTCGATGCCAGGCGGTATTTGATCCTGATGCATTTGATAGACGCTTGCATGACGGAGCAAAGTTCTTAACAGAGTATGTTACAGAACACAATGCCCTGCCTACATTTGATATGTTAAACGCTGCAACTCGAGCAGACTTGAAAGATCCAGGTGTGCTACAAGAGAATCATTATGATTGGTTGCTTGCAGAGTTTGAAACGTTTAGCAGACACAAAGCATTAGAAGCGGCTATTCTTAAGAGTGCTGACTTGCTTGAGAAAGGCGAGTATGGTAGCTGTGAAGAACTAGTAAAGAAAGCTGTACAGATTGGTTTACAGAAAGACTTGGGCACAGACTACTTTGCTGATCCGCGCAAGCGACTAGAATCAATTAAAGATACAAACGGACAAGTGAGCACAGGTTGGGCTGCTATGGACAAGAAATTGTTTGGTGGCTTTAACAGAGGCGAGCTGAACATCTTTGCAGGTGGTTCGGGTGCAGGTAAGAGTTTGTTCCTTGCTAACATCGGCGTTAACATGGCTGAGAAAGGTATGAACGTTATGTATCTTACACTTGAGCTTGCAGAAAGTCTAGTAAGTATGCGTATTGATAGTATGCTTACAGGAATCAGCACACGCGATATCTTTAAGCAGATTGATGATGTTGAAATTAAAGTACGCATGATTGGCAAGAAGAGTGGAGCATTGCAGGTCAAGTATATGCCAAGTGGCAAGACAGCAAACGACATTCGTAGTTACATCAAAGAGTATGAGATTAAGTCAGGCAAGAAAGTAGACGTACTACTAATTGACTACTTGGACCTGCTCATGCCAGCAAGTATGAAAGTAAGTGCAGAGAACTTGTTTATCAAAGACAAGTATGTGAGTGAAGAACTACGTAACTTGGCAATGGAATTACAGTGTGTGTTTGTTACAGCAGCACAGTTGAATCGTGGAGCAGTTGAAGAAATTGAATTTGACCACTCGCACATATCAGGTGGACTGAGCAAGATACAAACAGCAGACAACGTGTTTGGTATCTTTACATCTAGAGCAATGCGTGAACGCGGACGCTATCAGTTACAGCTAATGAAGACACGTAACAGTTCGGGCGTAGGACAAAAGATTGACCTAGGCTTTGACGTAGACACACTGCGCATCATAGACTGCGATCAAGATGATGACGACTCGTACTCCAGTGCAGGAGCAAGCTCAGGAGCAAGCTCAATTGTCAACAGTCTCAAGCGCACCAACAATGCATCAGAAAATCCAACAGATGGTGCAACCGCGCCCAAAGTACGAGCTGCTACAGACAGCACCAAACTAAGACAATTTCTAAACAATCTAGGAGACGACGAGTAATCATGATCCAACTACTAACATCAGCACAAGCACAGCAGTACGTACTAGACGATCCAGTACGTGCACATATTACAGCAGAGTTTAGAACCACACAGGGCAGACAAGTGTGGGCACTATACGAAGATCAATATGCTGTTGCTGATGAACCAAGTGATCATCCGTTGGCTATTATCTGTGTTGCATACACCAATGCAATTCCCAAAAACGAACTAGAACTAGATTGGTTCAGCAGTGCCAGCGGTGAACTAGCAGTAAGTACTGACACTGCGGTATTCTACACTGTGTGGAGTTACGAACGAGGCTGCGGTACTCGCATAGTCAACGCACTAGCACAACACATACGCAACACTAGACCAGAGGTCACTCGTTGGGTAACACTAAGTCCTCTCACAGACATGGCCAAACGTTTCCACCTCAAGAACGGCGCTGTGCACCTAGCTGTATACGACACTGATCAAACCTTTGAATACACACACTTAATGAAAGGAACAACATGAACAATTTATTTCAAAACATATGGAGCCCTTGGCAACTACAACGGGTACAACAACTGATTACAGGAGGAGACATGCCTTGGTTTGTGTGCATAACAGACTACTACGGAGATGGAGAAACAGTGCATCTGGGCAATCACAAGTGGCAGCACATTGCCTATCACAAAGATCTCAGCCAAACACACCTTGCTCCGTACTTAGAAATGGCTGTGGGAGATGCACTGAGTAGATCGGGCCAAACTGACATTGACATTATTAGAATACGATGTAGTGTAACAGGAATGACTCCTGAAAATCATATAGCAGACCCGCATGTCGATACCGATTTTGCACACCGCACTGCACTGTTCTATCTCAATGACTGCGACGGCGACACTATTATGTACAAAGAAAGGTTTGACCCTCAACGAGGATTAGATCAAACGGAATATTATAAACAACATATAAAAACACCTACAGTGGACTATACTATTACACCACGAGCAAATCAAATGGCCTGGTTTGATGGCCTAACATACCATAGCTCAAATAGTCCAACTAACTCATCTCAGCGATTTATAATTAACGTAAATTACACAGCTCGCGATTCAGAACAAGCGCGAAGCGCCCAGCGCTAGATCCGCACAGCCGCGAAGCGGTTAACGCTTTTTTAAATACAGCGTTAACTCTGCGCATACAGCTACTTAAATAACTTTGATAGCCCGCACTATACCTCAACATCTAAACACGCTGTACGAAGCGCACGTGCAGCCCTAGACGCCATTATAAATCCACTCTAGCCACACTAAATCTACGGTCATTTGAAAGTGCTAGCTGTGCCAACACACAGTGCGCACTTGACACAAACTCTAGACAGTTATAACTAGGCTGAGTGCACTCTATGCGATTGTGTACAAACAAGTCAATTGACAAGGCAAACACAAGAGCGTCTATAGCCTGTGTGTCTTTAACAGTGTTGAAGTTGAATTGCAAGGTGTGTGCATGCGTGTGTATTGTATCAATTGTGTTCATACCGTATTTAACAGTACTTGCACACAGTAAGAATCCTATTCTTACCTTGTAGCTGGACCGAACACTCGCAGTAAGCTACTAACGTACACAGAGAAAGAGCTAAAGCTCTACAGCTCGTTGGGAAGTCTTTTACTTCGTAAAGCGACCTCTGCACTCACTGTGTGTGCTACGCTCGAAAAAGGTTCTACAGAGATTAAAAAAAATATGCGCAAAAAAATTAGGACTGTGATTATATACAGTGGAAAGGTTTGTGTAGCGTAGAAAAAATGCGCTGCGATATCTTGGGGTGGAGTACTTATAGAAGTTGGTAGGTGATTTTTACCCCTTAACTTTCCATTAAGCGTTAGCTGTAGTTATTAGCAAATATCTTTATATAGCCCCCGGGCCCGACAAAATAAAAAAAAGAAATAAATTTTTTTTCCATTAACTAAAGTCAAAAAAAGACGTAGTGCAAAAACACTACGCCCCCGGGGATGGGAAAAAGACTCTTGACTTTGTGACTATCCTATGCAGCCAACAGTGTTAGCATACTAGCAGTGACCTTCCAGCGTCCTTCCCTTACTGTGTCTACTACTACAGTCTTGGTGTTGACCTTAGTAACTGTGCCTTGTACAGTTGTGCCACGCTTGCTAGCAAAGCTAACATAGTCGCCTATGAACAAGCCACGGGCGCTCTCCTTGGCAATGTATGTCCTGCGCATCTTGATTGCATCCACTACACGGTTAAGCTCTGCGCTATCCATACGTGCTACTTGGTCTATTACAGTGTTCATCATAGTCATTAGTATAACTCCTCTACAGTTTGAGTTGGGTCTAGTTTAAGTAGTTGTTCAGCTGCCTTGCTGAGTGCTCTATACTTCTTCATTGCCTGTGCTTGGCTTATCTCTCCATCACAGTGTAGGTTCTCAGGTGATAGATCACAGTCAAGTTGCTCAGCTATTGCCTTGCGTCCTGATGCTGTGTCTAGTGTGAGTAGGTTAGTCTGTCCGAAGAATGCGTTCCAACGATTCTTCTCTTCAACGTATTTGTTTAATGCTTGCATAGTTTGCCCTCTTTGCTTTATTGTTTAACTGTATACAGTATAACACCGAAGTGCCATACTGTCAACCTCTTATTGCGCTACTAGGTATGCTTCTTTGTTTGGGTCTGCTCTAAGGCTTGCATCAACATTAATGCTGCCTTTGACGAATGCATATGGCTTATCCCACGCACCGATGTAGATGTTAGTGTAGTGGCTACGATCAAAGTAGTCAGTCATCGAATCATCATTGTTATAGTAGTTGGTACCTTTCATAGCAGCCAACAGTTCGTTTAAGAACGCCTTATGAATGCGTGAATAGTGTTGATCGATCCAGTACTCATTCACTTGAATGTAACCTTCACCATGTGTGAAGTAATCACTGAAGTCAATTGCGCCTTGTGTGATCTTAACTACTAGAGTTGAGTAATGTCTAACTGAAATGCTGCCCTTCATGTTATACTTCTTAAGAACAGCTTTGATTCCTGGAGCTAGTTCTGCTTTGTCCTGCTTGCTTACATATGCCATGTCGTTTGCCCTTATGGTTTATTTAACTTATACTAACAGTATACGCTCTTATGCGCATACTGATCGGTATTCACCAGTTTTGTTATTTTGCTGGAGATGCATCGGTCGACCACGCTTATCTTTCTGGGTTAACTCCCTCACATACAACCATTGCTCAATATTTTTCATTTTCTCTTCCTTTTCTCATTTTGTACATACAGTATAACACCTGGATGCTACTCTGTCAACCCCTAATATTCAATTCTGTCATGTACATGAACTGGGTTGCTACCGTAGGTTTCACCAAAGCGGCTGTCACTTGAGTAAACAAAGTTACCACCGAACATAGTATGTCGTCCAACGCCTTCTGGTTTAACATGCATCCTGTTGCCTGCCTTACCTGGAACTAGGATCACATACTCATTGAGCTCAGCTTGTTCAGCAGTGATAGGTCCGCTCACACAAGGAACAACCATCATATTTGATTCGTCGCTGGTAACACCACGTGCGCTACAATCAATGCCTGCGTTACGGTAAACGTCAACTCTTAGATAATTCATATTGTTTGCCCTTTTTGCTAGTTTGTATATACATTATAGCACCGAAGTGTCATCTTGTCAACCCCTAATTTACTCTAAGATCAAGAATATTTGTGTAGTACTAAAGTTTGGGATACTTTCGCCCATCTCTTGGTCTGTGTTCTCTGAGACTCCGATCACCTTGATAGTATCATCAATGTCACCACTGTATGCCTGTACAGTGTCCGCGAGTTGATCAGGAGTCATGTTCTTTAGGATGTCAAGTAGTTCTGCGTAGATCATCATTATTCGCCCTTTGCTTTATTGTTTAATATGTATATATTATAGCATGGTATTGCTGGGTTGTCAACCACTCATTTGGTATTTAGAAAAGAAAAAACCCCACTCAGTAAGGGCATACTGAGCAGGGCTTCTAAAAAGGTAGCAAAGCGTGAGGGCACAAGCTTTTACTACCAACTACCGCACAGTTCTTAATGGCTACTTCGGCTTCTTATGAACTAGCTTGGACGAGGGCACATCCTTACTAGCTCTGTTCGGACAGCTTCGATCGAGGGCACAATCTAGTCTGTCCTTGTTGGGCAACACCACAGGGTGCGCTGCTGCCCTTACACATGAAGCGGAGCGTTATGCTCGACGCATAACGGTATTTTCCGCCATCGCTTCCCACTTAGTTGGGAAAGCTTCAGCTAAGTCTGCTACCTTTAGTACTGTACGAAGTGACAGTTCGCGTAGCTTACTCATATTCATTTCAACAAAGTCCATGATGTCAACTTTAACATCTTCTGACAACTTACGATCATCCAACATGCCATCTGAGATGACTTGCTTTATACGTAATACTTTCTCTTTGTCGGTATCGATAGTTAGATCCATGTAGTGACAGCGTGACTCTAATGCTTCCAAGTGCTCACGCAACTTGCCTTTGACTTTATCAAACTTCATGTTTGTGATAAAGATTGCACTAGCTTCAAACTTAAACTTGTCTGGCACACCTTCGTTGCGCAACTTGAATGAATCAGTGTTCCAATGGATCCAACGATTCTTCTTGCTGTCTAGTGCTGCCTTCAATATGTTCAAGCTTAGGTCATCCTGGAAGATGCTGTCACAGTCATCAAACACAACTACCTTACCTTTGTCTGCCATCTTGTACAACTTGCAGTAGAGACCAATTGGCGACATAGCACCTTTGATGACTTCGTGTGTCTTGCCTGCTCCCATCATCTCCATAGTTGCATAACGATCCAACACTTCCTCAACACCGTGGCTCTTGCCTACACCCGGAGGACCGGAAACAATCATTGCTCTGACGCTTCCCTTTTTGACGGCTTTGGTCATGTCTTTGAGCATGTCAAATCGTTCTCTGATGCGCTCTACAATTTCAGCGTCTGACTCTTCAACGACTTCTGTTTTGACATCATCTCCAACCAGCTCGTAATCCTCTGGGTTATTACATTTGATCTTAATGTTACGATTTGGTAATCCAATAACAGTAGTACTGTCAACTGTAACAGCTCCACCACTAGTGCCTAGAGTAAACTCTTTGGCCATTGGAAATATCATACCGCTCATATCTGTTTCTTTGCCACGTAGTCTGTAAGTACCATTTACTATCTTAATGTTCTGCATGTTTTGCCCTGTCCTTTGTTTAACGTTTATCTAACTGTTATATACAGTATAGCACACACACTAGCACTTGTCAACCTTTTTCTTACTGGCTCCAGTAGGTTTCTGAGCTGGGAGACATGAACAGCGGCGTGTTCACTGACTCAGTATACTCTTTCCCGCTCATCATGTTGACTCGTGTCACAGTCTTCTCAATGTTCTTAGCATAGTATTCTGACTCGGCAATAGCCATTGTGAACTGAGGTGCGTCGGGTTCGTTGCCCAGCTTGCCCCGTGTCTGAGCCCACGCAGTGTTGAAGCGAGTCAGTGCTGCCTTTGCTGCTGGTACAGTCTTGTATATCTTGTCACGCAATTGCGCAGGAATAGCTGTGGTGTCTTTGCGGTAAATGATGTAGCCCATGTCGTGCCCTTTGTGTTTACTTAATTTGTAATACTATTATAACACCTAACAGCTAACCTGTCAACCCCTAATTTTCAACCCATCTAGTTCATCTTTATGATAGTCCCTGCCACGGCGCAGGATGTCTTCAAAGTCTTCGCTATAGTGATCGCACCAGTGCAGGATGTTAGCAATGATGTCTCCCGGGTGGTCCATGCAACCGTCCTTTAGGATTAGGTCCGTTGCATCCACACTCTCCCTGCGGCCTTCTTCTACTAGACTGCAATCAAACTCTGGTGAAACTAAAGGAGTTGGGTCATAGCTCATTTACATACTCCAGTAGGTTTCGGAACTGGGTGAACAATAGTAGGGAGTGTCGTAACGCTCCTTAAACTCTTTGCCGTTCATCATGTTACGAGATGTAACCATTGTTTCGTGAATCTCTGTACGCCACTTGGGTGCAGGATACATCTTAGCATAGTGCAGCTCACAAGCAAGCTTAGGTGATCCTAGTGCGCCACAACCGTCACGCTTCTCTACTAGGCGTTCGCCTGACTTGGTTCTTGCATCCGTCTTATAAAGTTCTAGTGTATACATAATTTGCCCTCTGCTTTATTAACTTATACATATAGTATAGCATCTATTACAGGATTGTCAACCCCTAATTAACAGATAATATAAAATAACCAAACAGTATAATGCCGCCAACATAGGCTGTGGTATATACTAGACTACCAAGACACTGCATCAGGAACCTGGTCTCTTCATTACACTCACTGCATCGAGGAGCAAAGAACTGCTTCTCCAATGTATGACAGCTAACACAGAACGCCATTACTTCAACTCCTTCAAGTAATCGTTTGAGTAATTTCCCTTCATAAACTCTGCAATCAATTGGTAATCACCATCTGTAAAGTCTTTGAGCTGGGTACCAAAAGTCACACCATAACGGATAAGCATCCCGCCTACATGGCTTAGCTCATTGAGTATACGTAGACCACCTTCTTTCAATTGCTTGAGGCCATGTATCTTACCAAAGTCTTCGGAGTAGTCTTGCATCTGGCGCCCTACGGCTGCAAGTTGCTTCTGTGCTTGGGGAGTTTCAAATAAGTTTTTCATGTGTGCTTGCCCTTTTGTTTGTTTATAATACTATTATAACATCTAAATGCTAGTTGTCAACTCCTAATTACAGTGTCTCTCTGGTATGACCTCAAAGATCATATCCATAACTTCTTTCCAATCAATATTATTTTTAGAACGTTGTCTAGCAGGAGGACCTGGCCTCTCTGATGTAGGAGGATTTCTATTTACTCCGCCTTTAGATACTTTACCTTCTTCAATCATATCTTTACTTACACCTTGCTTACCCAAATTCCAATAATTATTAACCCATCATACGACTTAGTCGTATGATAGGTTTTGTCTTCGGATCTAAGTTTTTGTAGATTAAACCCACTCACCTTTCTTAATGAAACCATGAACTCCGAAATTACTATCACCAGTCTCCTTCTTCATTTTATCTATAGCTTCGTTTTCAACTTCGGTACTTTTAATACCTTTAATATACTTATGATTGGTAATTTTACCAGTCTTAAAATTAAGCAAGTGAAATCCATCATATGATTTAGTCATATCAGCTTCATGTATATTACTTTCTTCTACTTTATTTAACAATTTCTTTGCTAAACTCATAATTTAATTTTCCTATCATACCAGTTTGAATATCTAAAATTACTAATACTTAATATACTTAGGTCCAAAATACTTCTTGGTCATAGAATTGTGATCTCTATTCATTATTTCAGTAGCTCTTTCGAGTTTCATACTTTTAATATTATTATGGAAATCTTTAACAATTTGACTATGGTCTCTTTTAGCTTCAAAATAACCAGTATCCCAATTTATTGTCTGAGTCAATTCGTTTTGGAATGTGCAGTCTGGTACGTTGCGTAATTGTGTTGACATTGTATAGTGCTCCTCTACTTGTTTAACTTATACATATACTATAGCACCACAATGCTATCTTGTCAACCGAAAAGTTGGTGTCCCCTACAGGATTCGAACCTGTGACCTACGGCTTAGAAGGCCGTTGCTCTATCCAGCTGAGCTAAGGAGACATATTTGGTGGGCCCTCCGAGACTCGAACTCGGAACCTACGGATTATGAGTCCGGCGCTCCTGCTGGTCCGTGTACGAGTATTTTTATGCCGTGATCTTCAACCGCTTCCAACACTGTCTGAATTAATATAGCCATTTTTTTACATTCCGTTTTTGATAAAGTTTTTGTTTATGTTTCGGTTTATTGTTCGCCGTTTTTATCGGCGCGTTCTCTTGCTGCCTCGTCAGTGTAACCAGATTTATATCTGGCATTTTTACCAGTTAAAAGTTTTGCGCGAACATGTAACAAACATTCATCGCGGGTTATTTCTTCCATTTTAAAAACGACTTCCATGCAAGCTTTTAAAATCGCCATTCTATCTTTGACGATTTGCATATCAACTTCTTTGCAATAAATCGCTTGTTTTTTAACTTCGTCTAGCAAATCTCCAGCAGCTATAGACATTTGAAGAATGCAGTCCATTCGCGTATTTCCACTAAACCGAAGAACAAAAATGCAATGCGGAATTTCAATTCCATATGCTTCTTGTAAACCGGCCATATAAAAAAGAGTGTCGCCTAACTCTTCAACAGTATTTATACGATCATGGTTTAGCAAAGCCTCTGTAAGCTCTGCAACTTCACCGACTATACCGATTGCCATGTGCAAACAGTGGGCGGTTTCTTGATTTAATCCTAAGATTATTTCGCCGCCATCTTTTGCAAGAAGGTTTACCATATCAATATGGTCCAATTCCAAATCGTGATTAAATTCTGTCATTTTTAAAACTCCTGAGTTTATTAATTTAATTTTAAATACCTTCTTTTTCTAACCGTCTTTCAGTCTCCTTTATTAAAATTGGTAGCCAATCTGGACCTAGTCCAAAAACGCAAGTTTCACGGTTCGCTATGCGTCTTTCTATATAGTTGATCGTGTTATGCAAATGTGCCGAACTCATTGCAGTTACATGATGAACTACACCATCTTTTGCGAGCCAAACTTTATTTTCAAGACAGTGTTTTATATATTTTATCTGTGTACTGAAATTAAAACTTTTATAAAAATCTATCTGTTTTTTTGCGCTTTCTGGCGTACTAGCAATATAGGGATTTGTGTCGCCGTAAAAATGAAAGTCTATTGCCAGTAGCTTTTTTGGCTGCTTTGCAGAACTTTCGTATGGAAATTCTACTTTTGTTTTTCTATGCTCTGGCTTTGGAACAACTGGTGGCGGAATATACGGCACTGTGCCGCAATTCCATCGCGCAGCGATAGCACACGATCTAAATCTTCGATAACGGTTTGCAGTGTTTGGTAGTCCATATTATTGTACCCATACATGGTTAAACTTGGAAGGAAGGTTATCACAGCTGAAGATCTCATCTGTGTAGTTCACAACCTTAACACATTCGTTGGTGGCGTAGCTGAAGTACGCATCTGGCATTGATAAAGCACTGTTGGCTGCAATTGCTATTGCTATTGTGCCTGCTAGTACTAGTCCAGTTGTTAATGTCTTATTCATTGTGTTTGCCCTTTTGCTTAACTATACATATAGTATAGCATCTTTAACGCAGTTGTCAACCCCTAATCCAAAAAAAAGTGCCGTTTCCGACACTTTTCTTTCGCTAGTTCAGCTTCTTATGAAACGAACATCTTAGCGCGACTTCCAGCAACATCACGTGCTGTCACAGCATAGCGAGTCTTGCCAGTTGTAGCAACATCAGTCTTAACGTTCAAGCCAGCAGCTCGAAGCTCGGACATACGTGCAGGAAGGTTCTTGATACCAAAGCGAGCGTTCGCATCAGCAGCAGTTAGAGTCTTGCCAGTACCACGTAGGTATGTTTCTAGGAAAGTCTTTTGGTCAGTCTTAATAGTTGTAAAGCTCATTTAAATTACCTTTTCAGTTTAAGTGTCAGCCAGGATGTTTCCTAACTGTTATATACAGTATAACACCTTTTTTGCCTTTGTCAACCTCTCATTTAGATATAAAATGGAACATCAAAACTGTTGTCTGTAACAGCGCCATGGACCTGATCACGCACATATCTTTTTTCGATATATCAGAAACTCAATCAGCCCGGCCAATATCTGAATCTTTTTATATGTGCGCTCGATAAGCCAAGCAATTCCCCACATCACGCAAAAAGTGCCGCTTATGTAAATAATAACTAAGCTCAAGCTTTCAAAATAATTCATTTGTTATCACCTATAGGGTTAATGACTAGTACGTTCTTTATCAAGTCAGCTAAATCGTGATGGCTCCACAAAGTAAGCTCAGGCGGTTCGCCTCTAATCGCATTGACCGAATCAGTT